TATTTCTGGAACAACTAGTGCTTTCTTTAATCTAGGTACAGTTAGAACATTATTCAATCAAACAATTACTGAAGAAGTTGATTTTTATATTCACGGTCAAGTTAGTGCTCAAATTGGACCTATTTTAGATAAGAGAGTGAATATACCACAACATTCTCATTATTATGTTACTGCACAAACTGATGGTGATAGTGGTGATCCTTTAATTAAATGGGGGGTAAAAGCATTACCTGGAGTAGGTTCAGCACTAACCGCACCAGATGTTATACGGTATCATCAAAACTCCGGCCTAGTTAGTGGAACTCCATCACAACAATTCACAGATTATAGTGGTAGACGGTCACCTCTCTGGGAACCAACCTATTTCAATGCTTTTAATAATCCTAATGTCACTGATGATCAAACACACCTTAACACTGGCCTTGATGCAGTTTATCAAGGTTGGCAAGGCCAATTTCTGGGGGCTGGATGGGTAACTCGCTGGGATAGTGTTGAGGGTGCTGATTGGGAAGCAGAGGTTAAAGCATTAATCATGGAGGCAACTAATGATGATTATGATAAAACGGAGCGGGTTGTTAGTATTAAGACATGGTGGCCAAGTCCTGTTGATTCATTTGAGACAAGTTATCTCGCTTCTTTAGGGGTTTACTGGGACCATGGTTATGCAGAAAATGCTATTGCACCAGGTTTTGGTACTTCTGATGCTAATAGGCCTGATATATCAACATCAACTGCTGCTGCTCAGAATTATTATACAGGTGCAGCATCAGTTGCTGTTATTGATACAGAACCAAAGTTTGTTAGAGTAGATCCATATTCACCACCAATTCTTACTGGTAGTAGTACAGACATAGGTATTAATAATAGTGCTATGGTGGCGGAACATAGTCATTTCTTATCTAATATGATACTTACTGACATGACAACTGATTATAGTTATGGTAATGTAGCTGAACAAGGACTTAAGCATGGATTGGGTGATGCTGCTTCAACACAGCATGTTATTTTTACTCAAGATAATTCAAATCAAGGTGGAGTTACATCATATGGTGTCGGAATGGAGCTAAATAGTGGTACATTCTCGTTAGTTACCACACAACACAAACCTATTCCTGACGTAAGATTTGAACCAAATAGAACCGTTGAACTAGTACCACAATTTCACAAAGTAAAATATATTATTAAAGCATTTTAATTATGGTCTCACAAAGAAAAGAACTAACTCCTTATCGACCACTAGAGTTGATGAAAGATAGTAGAATAACCAAATCCAGTTTTGATGATTTCATTGGTGTTTGGCCAAACTTTATACCTAAATCATTTTGTGATAACTTAATTAAGTATGGTGATAGTATACTTAATGGTGATCTCTCTCATATTGTTACACCATTAGATAAAGATTTGTCTCCACCAGGAACATCTAGGGGTGGACCAGAACTTATGGATGGTTCTGAAATGTATGGTGGTAGACAATACAGAGAGGACAGTGCTTTTTTATTGAATTATACTGATTCTACTTGGGTTACTCAAGTTAATCAATTTTTAAAGTCATGTTTGTATCATTATATTAGTGAGTTTACACAATTACAAAAGTTAGGATTTGTTTCAACAGATCAAAAGTTTCAAAAAACACCACCAGGTGGTGGTTATCATTTATGGCATCATGAAGATGCATCATATCATATGTCACAACGTGAAGTTACGTGGATAATATATTTGAATGATGTTGAGGAGGGTGGAGAAACTGAATTCCAATATCAACGTAAAAGGTTAAAACCAACAGTAGGTACAGTTGTAATGTGGCCCGCAGGTTATACACATGTACATAGAGGTAATTTAGTATTGAGTGATAAAGATAAATATATATTGACTGGTTGGTATATTAAATCGGGGACTCATTAAATGGCCACTATTGCACCTGAAAGAAAACTTTATATGGAAGTTGACTTCTTAGTAGGATACGTATCTAAATATGATGGTATCATTAATCTCCCTGATGATCCAGTTACTGGAGAGAAAAGAACTAAAATTCAAGCATATGATATAAAAAAGACTTTGAAAGATAGGTTTCTTAGTGAAGTTGTTGGTGAAGTATGGCACACAGATACAGATCAACTACAATATATTCAGATCTATGATAATGGGACATATTATTGTCAACGAAGGAAACCAAAGTATGATCATGTAACAAAAGTATCTACAAGTACTGCATATGAATATAAAGGTGCTACTCAGGAAGATGCTGATAAATTAGTAGAAGACATTCTTAGTTTAATTGAAGCTCAAACTGTTGTTAGATCTATAGAGATTAGTAGTACTCTCAGTGAAGTTGACAAAGAATATATGTTCTTTGATCATACTTACAATAAAAGATTAACTGAGAAGCAAGCGTTGTTGGCAGTTACTGATTGGAGAATATTACCTGATGTTGAGGATAGTTATGTTGGTGAAAAGGATATGTGGAAGAAGTATAGAGCAGAATTAAGGAAATTGGTTCCAAAAGATCCTACAGAGTATGCAACTCCACTTGATTTCTTTAAATCTATTAGTACAATGAAGTGGCCTGTTGATCCAAAGATATTCTTTACAAAATATCCTGATGGTAAGGATTCTGATGGTTTGGATGTTGAATATTTAAAGGAAGGTGATGATACACAGTGGGTAGAACGTGAAACAGAATCATCACGAGACCTTATGGAGTCTAAACTAATCAATATTGGTGAATTGCGTCAACGATATGTTGATAGTAGAAGAATTGTTAACCAAAAGGTACAAGATATAATGAAGTTGATGCGTGTTGAAGAAATTATTGAGGGTGGTGTTGATTACACTACCATGTATACTGAGGAAGAAATTAATGATATGGCGGGTTTCTAATTTAATAGATCAAACATTAATCAATAAAGCAACTAAACAATTTACTGCTAATAATTTCATGTCTGGTATCAATAGTAATCCAGACGTTGAAATGAAAAATAATACAATGATGAAGTTTACTTCACCTTATGATTTAATTGCACATGAATACTCACAGTATATTATTACTAACGAGAAGATAGGAAGTATCTTTGCAACGAAATGTTTGTCACAATTGTACTTCTTGTGGTATAATACTGGAGATTATTATAACTATCACATTGATAATTATCCAATTGGTGGTGTTAATGCTCATCTGAGTATGACAGTATTTCTTAATGATGATTATGAAGGTGGTGAATTGGTTGTTAAGGTAGGTGGACATGAAACAGTACACAAACCTAAGACAGGTGATGCTATAATATATGACACTGGATTGTGGCATAAAGTTAATCCAGTTACTAAAGGTGATCGGAAGGTAGTTGTTGGATGGTTGGAGAGTATGATCAGTAATACATTCATACGTAATTACGTTATTAATTATGGACTATCTCTTAATGAAATGGATATATCTAATAACGATTTAATGACACTAGAACAGTTTAGAATTAATTTAATGAGGGAATATGGATAAATCTATAATCACACCTGTGACTACTTATGATCATGTATTTAATGTTGATGACTTCAAAACTATATTAAAGAAAGTATCTGGTCCAGTGTGGGAGTTCGGTCATACGACATATCCAAAGGAAGATCCCCGCTTTAGGTTATGCACACCATTTTGGAAGGTTGAGTTACAAGATGATGAGTTCTTCGCTGTTCATCTTCTAAATAAAATAGAGAGAGTTACTGATAATAAGTATACTCTTGATCATGTGTATGCAAATGGTCATACATATGGTTTAGATGGTACATTTCATTTAGATGATTATAATTCAAACTCAATGACATTTCTTTTATATGCAATGCCTAAATGGAAAAAGGAATGGGGTGGGTATACATCATATCAAATAAGTGAAACTGAATTATACAGTGTATATCCTGAACCAAATAAAGGAGTTCTTCATCATGGTGATTGTTATCATACTTCTGGACCAATCTCAAGACAATATCCTGGACTAAGAGTAACCATAGCTTGGAAATTAACTTTAAAATAAAGACATGGAAAATTTCGACTTTCAAATATATGATTTAGAAACAACTATTGGTAGGTATGCTAAAGCACTTAGCAAACCAATGGTATTTCTACGTGCATACGGGTGGAATAATAGCACAGATACAGTTAAAATTAATGCTTCTATGGATCTTTATAAAGAGATCATACCATTGGATGTGTGGACATCAATGCACACAGGAGAGTTTAATGTTATTGAGTTAGATAATCTTTCAGATGATCCTACCACTGGTTATACAATAGATGATGTGATGGATTTCTTGGAAGAAGCATTCCCACCTGATCAAGCTTCTGTTGAGAAGGAAGTGTATGTATTTTATGCAGTATATAATGCTTTAGGACAAGTTATCTTATCAAACGAATGATATTTACAGACAATTATAACGTAACAGAAAAATATAGCTTGTTACGAAAGGAGCATATTGGCACTTATTCAGAAATGCCATGGTTGTATACACCATTAGTTGATGAAAGATATGCACCTCATAATCTTACATTAACACAAAAAGTCAATTTAAGTAAAATATTTAATTTTGGGTATTTCTGGAAAAATAGAGATACGATTAAAGATGAGAAGAAACTGTTGGGGTTGCATCATTCTGGAAATGCTATCAATTCCTTTGATTCTAAATTTAATCTAGCATATACGTCTATTAAAAAGGAAGCAGGTCATTTTCGGAGAGAAACTAATAGTGAACATTTAGAATCAGTTTGGCAAAAGATGCATGAAGTTATTGCAAAAACAGATCTTGGTTCTGCTAGACTATTAGGAATGCCTCTTAATAGTAATGCCGAAGCATTAGGATTGTATTTTATAGATAAAACTTATGATGTTTCATCATATAATAATACATTGTTACAACGATTGGTTGATTATAGTAATAGAAATTGTGAATGGATGCTTGGTGCGATGAATTTATATCAAGGTACTAAGTGTAGTTTCAAAACATTATTGGAATATCCAAAAACTTTTTATTCAAGATTTACTTCGATTAATGATACTGCTACTGATGAAAAACAATTAAGAGGACTTAAGGGAGCAGGTGGTGGATTAGACGTTAATAGTATGAATAAATTGAAAGTATCACGTCAACAAATTGCAAATAAACATATATTTGGATGTAGACAGTATGATCTATTAACTGATGAGCAATCTTCATATATTCTCACAGAATTGTGGGAAGATATTAATAAAGATTTCGCATTTGATCTTGAGTATATATTTGAAGATGGTGAACTTGTAGATATAATTTGTGATGTTATTAAGTATGAAGAATTTGTTAATATTGAAGATGATATCAAACCTCCTACTGGTGGTTGGGTAATGAATCGAATTGAATTCAATCCGAATGCTCCATTATCACATAATTATACCAAAGCAGCAGTAGAGACGGTTTAAGAACTGTCACAATATATTGTGTGGGGTTGACTGTATAGTGTATACTAATAGCATTCGCAAGGATTTTATGGTACATGGATCATTACCATCACGTCATACTTTAACTGTTAAGGATGCTGCTGTTTTGGAAGTGTTCTATAAAGCACAACAACCACATGATAACCCTAAAACATGGCGTCAGTTGAGAAAGATTGGGTTTAAACCCATTGAACCAGAACACATTGATATGAATTATATTAAATCAACTCTTGAACTTATTAAATAAAATCACACATGGACTCTAAAACTATTAAAAGGCGTGATGCACTCACGTTGTTTATTGAATCTGTTTTGAAACCAGATAATAGGTTACGTTCTTGTGCTCATAATCAAGAATGTTACTATGAATTGATGGAATGGCGTGAAGAAATACTTAAATACCTAGATAGTAAGAAAGGAGAGTTCGATGTTAGTAACGATTGAGTTATCAGAGATAGTTTTGTATCTTATTATAACTGATCCTGTTGTTCAAGCATTTTTGCGTGTGCATGGATGGACTGTTATGATGAGAAAAAGACGTTACGATAAACTTTTTTATAAATTAAATAAAGTTCTAACAGAGTACAATCTGACAGAAACAAACGTTAAGGTATAAAATAATGACAAACTATGATATATTAGTGGATTCTATCAATCAAAAATTATATGAAGTATATTCTATGGGTCAATCTTTAGATGCTGATGATTGGGATGATGAATCTGCTAATAGTATTGCAACAAATATTATAGAAATGGTTGAAGACTACAAAAGTATGGTATAATATACGGAGTTCAAATAATACTATGGCACTAACAGAACAAGTTGAATCATCATTGCGCGAGGCACAAGAGGATCTGCGGAATGCGTTAGCATTCGCTGCGCGTACTGAAAAACCCTTTATTAACATGCACATTGGTAAAATGCTTCATGATATTGATAATCTTATTCAAGTACATGATATTCTAGAACAAGTAGAGACACGAAAGGAAGGTGATCGTGGAACTTGGGGTCCAATTATAGGACTAGGAGATATCTGATAGTGGTGGTGGTGTACAGATTACGAACTGTAACACATGTGCATCACAACTACTAAAATCTACTATAATAACTGAGTCGTCCCAAAATGGGTATCAAAATGAACAACATGAAAGAGAAGTTCTTCGCTGAAGGACACACACTACCCACGTGTGTTAATGATGGGTGTACTAATAAAGTACAAGTTCGTGAGTGGAAGTATTGGTCATTCAAATCAGAATGTTCCTCATGTGCATCTGCTCGTAAGAAAGGATTAAAGCGTCCTGGTGTTACACAACACAAGAAAGAATATTGTGAAAATCATGATAGTCATCTTGGTTGGAAATGTCCAGTGAGTGCTTTTACAGTAGATCAAGATGGTGATATTAGAGGGAAACTGAGTGAAATTGATGGGTTAGTGGAGATATGGAAGACATTTCAGAATAGTCTTGATCTTGACCATTTAGATGGTGATCATCACAACAACAATTCAGAGAATGTCAAGACATACTGTAAACTATGTCATGGTAAAAAGTCACTTGATAATGGTGATTGTAATAGCAACAAAACATCAACTCGTAAGATGGTATAATTGAATGGTGGAGAAGAACACAATTTTACATGGTGATGCATCACAATTGATGAGCACTATACCTGATGAATTTGTACATCTAACATGGACTTCTCCACCATATTATAATGCTAAGGCATATTCTATTTGGAGTACATACGATTTATACTTAGAATTCTTATCTAAAGTATTCACTGAAGTGTATCGTGTTACTAAACCGGGTAGAATGTGCTGTGTGAATTTATCACCAGTTATACAAGCAAGAGAATCAAGAGCACATGAGAGCAAGAGGTTAGCAATACCATTTCATTTCTTCTCTATCATGGAGAAAATGGGTTGGAAGTATATTGATGACATTGTATGGTTAAAACCTGAAGGAGCAGCATTGAATCGCAATGGTGGATTCTTTCAGCATCGCAAACCAGTAGCATATAAACCTAATGTAGTGAGTGAAACTATATTTGTATTTCAAAAACCATCAGGATATCTGATAGATAAAGTTGTGCGTTCATATTCTGACGATATAGTATCACAATCATTAGTGGAAGATGGGTATGAACGTTCTAACGTGTGGAAAATCAATACCGAGACTGCATCGAAGCATCCAGCGCCCTATCCACAAATTCTGAGTGACAAAATAATCAATTATTATAGTTTTGTGGGTGATTTGGTGCTTGACCCGTTTATGGGTAGTGGCACAACAGCAGTCTCATGCATAGATCTCAACCGTAATTATGTTGGAATTGAACTACATCAGGAGTACATACAGATGACAATGGACAGGATAGCACGTCATAGACCATTGCTCAAATTCATGGACAGATGACAAAGTGTAACACGGTATTGACACAACCCCTTGATCTCGTGTATATTAGATGAATGGAGGGCAATACCGCTTTCCTTTTCTTTATACTATACAACACATGACTATTAACGTTCTTCGCCGCCTTCTTGATCAAGCACAGAATGGTTTTGAACTGCTCAACGTTATCGATCAGTATCAGCAATCTACAACTCCTCGCGTATGATGAGACCTGACATTTTAGGCAGGATTGTAGGATCATTTCTTGTAGTCACTGCCTATTTTGTTATATTACATGTAAGCACATTTTATGGTGCGGTGATGCATTTTATTGCTGATTCTATTAGCATACCATACTTCATTCGCACCAAATCATGGGATGTTGTAGTAATGTTAGCATTTTTATTGTTTATTTCCATGAGTAGAGTAGCATTATGACCACACTATCACAACTCAAGCAACGAATTGACCAACTAATTGAAACACAAGGAGAAGAATCACCAGTTGCCGCATTTATCTATACTAAAGAAGATGTGGTACAATATGATGATGACTTTAATGAAGTTGAGATTGAAGATAATACGATAATTGAAGATGTGTTGTATAATGTAGAAGATACTGATTACATTTACACTCAAATTCAAGGTGTAATAGATGATGAACTTACACAAAAGGAGGTAGCATTATGAATTTTATTATTAACAAAGATGGTATAGTCAACAATGAAGAACTGTTGCAGGGTAATTCCACCACCCAACAATGTTCTAGGACTGCCATTCATACTGTGATCTCGTCATTGGGATTGCGTGTTAGTGAAGAGTGGGAAAATGATGATTTATCTATTGGGATTTCTCTATGATTGATAACACGACAGATCAAATTCAACTATCAACAGAACAGCGAGCATTACTTGATTATATCCAAGATGTAATTGAATATGCTGATGAAGAATTGATTGAAGAATTGGATAATGAAGGTATTGAAACTGTTGAACAGTTTGAGGATGCCTTTGCTGGTTCTTATGATGGTTATGGTTCAACATCAGCAGAAGCACAATTCTGTGAAGAATTAATATCAGATTGTGGTTATCTTGAGAATGATCTTCCCCCATTTATTAGTAATCATATTGATTATCAAGAAATCTGGGATCATGAGTTGAGGCATGATTACTTCACAATTGAACATCGTAACACATCACTATTTTTCTCTAGACACTTTTAAATTACTATGAACGAAACACAACAAGAAGCACGGGAATTGCGTCTTACATTGGAAGATTGCATTGAATATTTTTGTAATGAATATCATGTCAGTGGTGAGAAAGCATGGGTTATGACTAATGCAATCTCTTTAGTTAAAATGTCTGGATATCCTGATGTCAAGGCAGAACTTGATAGGTTAGGTGTTGAATACTGATATGACTTATACAGAATATCATCAGATGTCCTTTAATGATAATGAATTGCGTATTCTTATGTTTGCTCTTAACTTGATGTCTAATGAAGATCAGCGTATTGTTGAAGAACAATATAGTAATGTTTCTCATTTATATGATCAGTTAGAGATAGTGGTTCAACGATCTACTACATAGAGTAACTGCACTAATAATATGACAACTATTAGCATGGCACATTATAGCACAGGCGAAGAGATTGAAGTTGAGTTGAGTGATACATCACATTTAACACGTCAGGTAATTCGAGAATATGAATTTCTTGGTTATAGATTTGTTAATTTGATTGAAGCGTTGCGTATTATTAGATCTATCGATGTTGAGGAAGAAAATGAGTGAAGAAGAGAAGGAAAATCTAACAATAGATGATTGCTTTTTATTGGCAATTGAAGAGAAGGCAGCAGAATTAGAGGTGACAGTGGATTATTATATGGCAGAATTTATGTAATTATACATATTCTTGTCCTAATAATATCTAATCAATGATTAGTACACAACAGGCACTCATCAATGAGATGAAGTCTCTAATTGCAGATCTACAAGTACAAATAGCAGAATTAACAGTTGGTAGACAAAATAATATTGATGAGTTGCTAAGACAAATAGAACAATTGGAGAATAAAGAGTATGATATTTGATTAGCGAGGGAGTATAAAAGATCTGCGATTAGAAGCAGCGCCCTCTTTCTTTTAAATTAAATCATTCGGTATTATGAATTACGACGACTTGAACAATCCAATGGCAGATGTATTTGATGATCCTAATTATAGGGATTCATTGATTAGAGAAATGGCAGAAGAACCATTGTATGATCCAATTGAAGTTTTGCCATTGGAATTGAATGACTTTTAGAATACTCACGAGAGTAGTCTATAAGCGTCTGTAGTGGACAGAACACATACTGTCCACTATATCCCCCATTAAGTGCTTTAAGCACTATAATAAGAGAGTTCAGGAGCAATTTCCTAAAATGATTTTCATTCGCTCTGAAAAAACAGGGTCAGTCTATACATTAGACCCTAATACTCTAACTGAATTGTATTACACTCCCATGATGAATGATGGTGAGTTTGCAACATGTTTTAATGATAATGATTGGAGTGCAGTTGATTGGTTAAGTGTACTTGGAGAAGAAGAATGGGTGCAACCTTACTTAAAGAATATTCACAATCAACTGCTCACAGCAGTATCAGAACCAGTTTAAGAAGTGTCCACTAAACACCCCATTGGGGTCTGGATGCCATATAATATAGAAGTAAACAAGGGAACAACCAATGAGACTACACGTTAGATGTCAATCTGCCCCTTGGGAGAACACAACAGAAGACAAGGATGAGGCAATTGATCTTGCATTTAATCTTGCTGAAGATTATCAATGTGATGTTGATCTTATGTATGATACAGTAATGCAATCATCTGGATTAACTTCTAGAGTTGTTTACACTACTATTTCACCACAATGAGCAAACAACACTTAGAAGTTTCTGCCTTTGAGATTAACAAACTCAATGAATTTTTAGAGAGAGCATTAAAAGTTCTCTCCGATGTTGACGGGTCTGATGACTACGAACATTCTTATCCTTATGGAACAGGTTATGGAAAATCTGTTTTACGGAAGACCTTGCAAACTATTAGAAAATGGAAAGAGGAACTTAAATGAACAAATTTGAATCCCCTGCTATGACTGCCCGTGCAACAATCAAGGCAAGTGTTCTTAAATACACTGCACTATTATGTAAATCACTAGAGGATAATTATAATCGCAAGTACACTAATAGAGCAGGACAACTTCACTATAGTATAAGAACAGGACGCAAATACCATAAGATTGTTGAAGGTGAAGGATCAGCACATGCCTTTGTAGATAAGAACACTGGCGAGGTATATAAACCGAGCAGTTGGTCAGCACCAGCAAAAGGTGTTAGATATGATTTACGATTGATTGAAGATCGTGAATGGTTATATTCTCATGCTGATTGGTGTGGTAGATATTTGTATTCTAAAGTAGTAAAATCTGTCCATTCATTACCAGTTTAAGAAGTGTCCACTAAACACCCCATTGGGGTCTGGATGCCCTATAATATAGAAGTAAACAAGGGAACACCTTAAGTAACACCATGACCAAAACTGCTTTCACCTTTGAAGAAC